TCCCTTCAATGGCAGCACCTGCTAATTCTTTTTGTGGTTTTGGTGCGGCTAAAACATCTTTCCTTAACTTATCTATTTCTTGTGAAATATTATTTTCATTTAAATATTTTTCCAAAATTGAATCGAATTTGTTCATAATATTATTTATCGTTTATATGTTATATTTCCATTTTTTTAAAAAAAAGGAAATCAATGTAAACATAAAGGATTTTTTATATCAAAACAAATAAATCCTATTTAACGTCAAATGCTATCGCCAATCTGAGCAAGCGGCTGCTTGGGGAGATCCTTTTTTAGCATTACTACAGTTATGCCTCGCCTTAAACGATTTTTTACGTTTTGTGTTTCCGGATTTTCCTGTTACTCTAACGCCAGCTTGACCCCAGTGGATTCGTTTATAAGAACCATCAGATTGTTTAGCACATTTAGTCCATTTCTTACCTTTACGATCAGACGATGCTTTCTTAGTAGGCCCAGTACATTTTGCTTCTTCTAAAATTTTTGATACACACAAATCGAAATTATTCATACTATTACTTATTATATATGATTACTAAAACAATTATTAAGAAATGGTAAAAAATAAAGATAAATAGATATATACATTATGGCAGCAAGAACTATATCATCACCCGGCGTACAAATTAACGAAGTAGATTTAAGTGCAATAGCAAGACCAACAGGGGAAACAAATGTTTTCATAACAGGTTTTACTGCACAAGGACCAACTGACGAAGTTGTTAATATTACTAGTTTATCTGATTATGAATCAATTTTTGGACTTCCAACAAATGCAGCAGAAAGATATCTATATCATTCTGCAAAACAAATTTTAACTACTTCTCCTGCTAATCTTTTAGTTACTAGAATTCCATACGGAACAGGTTTGGGAGAAGGATTTTCTAATAAATATAGTGCATTAGTATTTCCGATATGTGCAAATAATAACTCCGATTATTCATTAGCTACTGAATATCAAATTTTAAATCCGGTTTCTATTTTATTAGATGATGATCAATATGAAAAGTTAGTAACAAATGATGTTGCATGGTTAAATAATTATAATACCGGAACAATTACAGATTTTGATAAAATTGGATATGGTGGTATCGTTGTATTAAACGATGCAAAAACAACAATAAATAACGTATTCGAAGGTTATTATGTTGGTTTTGCAGATAATACTAATAATAATCCAAGTACAAATTTTGAATCTATAACCGGAATGAGAGCATATTCATCTGGAAATGGAACAACACAAAATTTTGTATCTATTCCAACCAATAGACTAAACTTTGCATTATCCGGTGTTGCTGGTTCTTTATTGAACGATAGCATATCAGAAGTAATTGAAAATTATCCTAATGGTTATGATTTTTCAGCTAATGTTTTTAATGATTATTTAACCACGATGCTCTTTAAAATAAGACCATCTATATATAAACAAGATACTGTATCTTTAGATTATATCGTAAGCGAAGCCTATAGTGGTTCTTTATATTCTTTAAGACAATTAAATAATCCTAATGGTGGTTCACCAAAAACTTCGTTTTTAGATAATGTCGTAAATACATCATCCAATAACATAAAAATCATCACTAATCCATACATATCAACTACTGGTAGTTGGGTTGATAATAACGGTATACCATCTAAAAAGGTAAGAGTTTCTAATAGTGCAAAAAATTTATATGGTGTTGGTGTATATATCTCCGATACAGATAAAAATTCTAAAGACGTGGGAAATGTTCCTTCAAAATTAGAAAGAGTTTTAAGATGTTTGGAAAATGATGATATTATAAGATTAGATGTCGTTGCGGAAGCTGGTCTTGGAACCGTTTGGTCTAGTGCAAAAGTTAGAAAAGCAGATCCAACCTTTTCAACCGAACCTACTATATTTGATGATTTATATAATGTAGATTTAACTAATGGTACACCAAATACCGGATTATATGACACCACTGGTAACAATAATACATGTACTGCAAGAGACGAATATCTAAGAATCGTAAGTCAATTTCATGTATTTGCAGATAAAACCAGAAAAGATCACGTTTTCATTTCTGATCCACTAAGAAATATATTTGTTCAAGGATCAAATACTAAATTGGCAAAAAATAAAAAATTCAATTTCTCACAACATATTTATTGGGCATTGAGAAATCTTTATGGTGGACTCGAATCGAGTTATATGACAACCTACGGAAATTGGATAAAAACTGGCGATTCTGCATCAGATTCTTTATGCTGGATACCAGCTTCTGGTTATGTTGCTGCTATATTTGCCGAATCTGCTCAGACATCATACCCATGGTCTGCACCAGCAGGTTTCAATAGAGGAAAATTAAATAATGTTATTGATATTGCAATAAATCCTACTCAAAAACAAAGAGATTTATTGTATAAAATAAACATTAATCCTATTGCATTCTTTCCGAATGATGGAAATGTTATTTTCGGACAAAAAACATTATATCGTAAGCCATCGGCATTCGATAGAATCAATGTTCGTAGATTGTTCTTAACATTGGAAAAAACAACACAAGATGTTTTAAAACTTTTTGTATTCGAACCAAATTCTTTCACTACCAGAAGCAGAATTCTTGGTGCATTGACTCCAATATTTGATGAAGCAAGATTACACGATGGTTTATATGATTATACTATTGTTTGCGATGAAAGAAATAATCCTCCTGCAACAATTGATAACAATGAATTAAGAGTTTCCATATATATTCAACCTGTTAGAACAGCTGAATTTATATTAGCGGACTTTATTGCAACAAGAACCGGAGTAAATTTCGAAGAATTGATTTCCTAAGATAAATATTTAATATTATGAATAGAATGATACCAGAATTCACAAAAGTTGGCGGTGGTTATTTGGACAGCCATGGCATAGAAAATTTTTACAATGCAGCTTCTAATAATGATTTCGCAAGAACTAATTTATTTAGAGTTACCAGAATAGGTGATCAGCGTTTTGATGCAGGAGAATTGTTATATGCTGAATCCACCACCCTACCCGGTCGTGCCATTACCAACATACCAGTACCTTTCATGGGTTTGGTGTTCAATGTACCCGGTACGGCAACGTACAACAACAGTAGTGCATATTCTATAACATTCAGAATACCTCAAGGTTTATCAGTCAGAAGAAAGTTTGAACAATGGTCTAGACAAATTTTCAATGATATTGATAGTTCTGGCGATTATAGTATACCGAGTGCATCCGTAGCTAATCAAATGGAAATAGTTTTGATTGATAAAAAAGGAGAAGCACTTAGAGTTTACACATTTTATGGTGTGTATTGTGTAAACATTGGTGATATTACTTTGGATATTACAACTGCTGGTGAAATAATGAAACAACAAGTAACACTTGCTTATCAATATTGGAGACTTTCACCAAAATCTTAATATAATAAAGATATAGACATAAATATTATATATGTCTATATCTTATTTTAATCAAGAAAATAGTCCATATTCTTATTATTTAAGTTTATTAGGAAAATGGTCAACTAATGTTGCTCTTGCTAGTCAATGGTTTGTCTATTTTGATTTTAGTTCGGTTAATGCTTTAAATTCTGATTTAACCTATCAACTTAGAAATAGAGAATCTACGTATGGTAACGGGTCATGGTCTATTTCTAATAATTCTGTCAATTATTTATTGGACGGTGGACTACAATATTCCGACCATACAATGACTGGATGTGTATTTGCAAGACAAGTCACCCTACCATCAGAGAAAATAACAGCAGGTAACGAAGGTTTAGATTATGGTGGGTTCCAAGCACCTGCAACCGCATCTGGTAGACAAAAGTACGGAACATTAAACGTTACATTTTTAGAAACAAATGCTTCATTTTTAGATTTAATACTAAGACCATGGACAGTTTTAGTTGGATATAATGGATTGGTTGCCAGAGATCAAAATTCATCAAAGGCTGTTAAGTGTAGGTTTGCTGATGTTGTAATGTTGGCTAAGTCTGGTGCTAATAAACCAATGGTAATAAGAAAACTTTATAGGTTTTATAATCTTGCGCCTATATCCATAGACTCAGAAGAATATTCGTATGCACAAGATGGATTAAAATATAGTAATGTATCATTTGTATATGATGGATATGTTGTACAAGACGTAGATACTGGTAAAATGATAGCAACCGATAACTCATTAATTAAAAACTTTGTAAACTTTTTAGGTATAGATAGGAAAAAAATGGGTGGGAATGTCAATGAAAATCGAGATGTTGATTTTGTATTAACCCAAGGTAATGTACAAATAGATAAAGAAATGGATTCTGTTAGAAAAGCACAAAATGAAAATAAAAATGGTTATATGAAAGATGGTACTAGAGTAGTTGATTTTATTAAATAATAATTTGACTTTTTCTATATTTTTGTTTAAATAAAGTATAATATGTTTTTATACAAAGTAGATTTTCCATTTTCAGAAAAAGTTATAAATTTTAAAGAATTAAATACTAAAAATCAGTTGGATATTGAAAAAATAAATTTATATTATCCTCAAACTTCTGAATTTTCTATAGATTATCATGAAAATTTTTTAAAAATTGTTAGAGAATGTGTTGAAAATAAAGAAGATTTTGACAATTTAAACATAATAGAGTATGTTTTATTTTGTTTAAAGTTAAGAATTGTTAGTATTGGTAATAATATAGATTTTAATGTAAAAAATGACAGAGATGATGTAAACAATATAAACATTAAGGTAAATTTATCTGAAATAATGCAAAATATTCTTAATTTGTCATTAAATTCATTAAAAGAATATTTTGTAGATGATGAAGTTAGAGATATGTTAATAACTATTGGGTTCCCTCCGTTAAATAGTGTAAAATATTTTTCAGACTGGATGCATTCGGGGAAAGATGTAAGCGAAATTGTGATGGAATCCTTGCCATTTTTCATAAAACAAGTAAAAATAAAAAATGATATATTGGATTTCGATAATTTTTCATTCGAGCAGAGAACAAAAGTATATGGTTCATTTCCAGTATCAATAAAAAATAAAATCGAGCAATTAATAATAGGATGTATATCAAAAATTGGAGAAAATAATGTTTTTGGTCTTGAATATTTTAAAGATGAAAAGATAAATTTTTATAATTTGTTTTTTGTTAACTTTTTAAGAGTCGTTTTTTCTCAAAATCCAAAGGGTATATATGAAGAAATATATATTTTATCGAATTTTCACGTAGATTCTAACTATGTTATGTCTATATCTCCATCTGAGAGAAAAGTTTTTATATCTTTTATCAAAGCACAACAAAAAAGTAAAGAATCCAGCACTGATACCATAACAAATGATATGCAAAATATGAAAAATTCCAGTGCAGTTGATGATTTAGCAGTTGAATTTGGTGATATTCCCCCTAATTAATAGTATATGGAAGAAGAAAATGTTAATATTTTGAATTTTGATGATGCATTAAAGGCATTAAATACGGTATCTGAGGCATTTAATGTCAATGTTTGGATACCTTCTAAGCAAAAAGAGTACTCTTTTAAGGAATTAGAAGCAAAACAACAGAAGAATATGTTGAGTTCTGCTATGAATTCATCGGTTTATAACACATCCTTTGTAAAAAACATGTATAATGTTATCAATTCTAACTTTTTAGACAAAGAAAACCAAAATATCATCAATGATTTCACAATTTTTGATAAATTTGCGATTGCTGTGTCATTAAAAGACAAAATTTCAGATGAAACCTCTATAACTTTTGATGAAAAGAACAATATTGTCAAAAAATTAAGCTTAAAACCTATTATTGAGAAATTTAAGACGTTTAATACTCCAAAAAGTGAGTTTTTAGAGGTTGATAATGAAAATTTTAAGATAAAACTTGAAATATCGGTTCCAACTATACTAGAAGAGCTTGAATATGAGGAACAAATCAATAAAAAAGAAAAAAAAGTAGATGATATTAAGAATACTGATGATATTCAGAAGATAATATCAGAAGCATTCATCGGAGAAACCACCAAATACATTAAAATGATCTATGTTAATGGTAATGATTTAGGTTTTAACAATATAGACTTCACAAAAAAGATAAGATTGGTAGAAAAACTTCCGAGTGGCATTCTACAGAAGATTTTACAAATTGTTTCTAAGTGGAAACAAGAAGTTGACTCCATTTTGACTGTTGAAACCGAAGTAGATGGTAAAAATTATACCAAAGTTATATCTATTGATGGTGTTTTCTTTTTGAGCTAAAACATATATTTTTCTCTAAGTATTAGTATATGATTAATACTGATTCATTGGAGGAAATATTATCTAAATTCGCTGGAAATCAAATAGATTCCAAGGCATTTTTAAATTTAATTATTACATCGTATGAAAATAGT